GCGGCATACCTGACAGCATATGGTCGGTGGCAGCGGGGTTCTTTACAGAGAACATACTGGATAGGTACTGGTTAGCGTTTAGCAATGGTCGGCGCAACACAGGGTACTTTTACGAAGCGGTGGATGGTTCTAAGCGGGACTTCTGGCGCAGTCGTAAGATTGACGCTAGGGACGTAGAAGGTACCGATAAAGCCATTTATCAGCAGATTATTAATGAGTATGGTGAAGATTCGGACGAAGCGCGGGTTGAGGTGTATGGGGACTTTCCGAAATCGGGACAAGATCAGTTTATTGCACCAAACGTGGTAGATGATGCAATGAAACGGGTTAAGTACAAGGACATGACTGCGCCGATAGTTATTGGTGTTGACCCCGCGCGCGGGGGTATGGACAGTACCGTGATTGCGGTACGTCAGGGTCGGGACATCATTGCCATAAAACGGTTTAAGGGTGACGACACCATGACCACGGTGGGTAATGTGATTGATGCCATTATGGAATATCAACCAGTGTTAACCGTAATTGATGAAGGTGGTTTAGGTTACGGGGTGCTTGACAGGTTAACTGAGCAGAAGTATAAAGTGCGGGGGGTTAACTTTGGCTGGAAAGCAAAAAACCCGATAATGTGGGGTAATAAACGCGCTGAGATGTGGGGTGCAATGCGGGACTGGCTGAAAACAGCGTCTATTCCCATGGATAGATTGCTGAAAAGTGACTTAGTTGGTCCAATGAAGAAACCTAACTCAGCAGGTACTATCTTTTTAGAGGGTAAAAAGGAAATGAAAGCGAGAGGTGTAGCATCTCCCGATGCGGCTGATGCGATTGCTGTAACGTTTGCGTTTCCTGTAGCACATCGTGAGTATAATCCACGGACGGTTACTCGTATCAATAGTCAAGGTAGCGGTGTCGCTACTTCTTGGATGGGTGCATAATGGCAACAAAGAAAAGTGTATCATTAAGCGTAGGTCGCGGCGAAAAGTTACCCGTGTCAAAAGGCGCTGGTTTAACGGCTAAGGGTCGTGAGAAGTACAACCGTGAAACTGGTAGTAAACTTAAAGCGCCAGCACCTAGTCCTAAAACTGAAGCAGATAAAGGTCGTAAAGCGTCTTTTTGTGCCAGAATGGGCGCTGTTGCCGCTAACGCCAAAGATGGCGAACGTGCCAAGGCTTCATTAAAACGTTGGAAGTGTTAATTATGCCACTTGTTAAGTCTTCATCTAAAGATGCGTTTCGCAAGAACGTTAAAACCGAAGTAGCTGCTGGCAAACCGCCAAAACAAGCAGTTGCAATAGCTTATTCAGTTAAACGCGAAATTGCAAAAAAGAAAAAATAACATGGCAAATCAAACAGGCATTGTTGCTGCTGCTAATGTTGCAGCAGGTGGTGGTAAAAAGAATAGTGACTCTGATGTATTGTCTACAGCTAGAGCACGTCTTGATCTGGCAATGTCTGCATTGTCTGAGTCTCGTGAAGATGAAATAGATGACTTAAAGTTTTACGCTGGTTCACCTGACAACCATTGGCAATGGCCTGCTGACGTATTGGCTACCCGTGGTGCAGTGCAGGGTCAAACTATTAATGCGCGTCCTTGTTTAACCATTAACAAACTGCCACAACACGTTCGCCAAGTTACAAACGATCAAAGGCAGAATCGCCCAGGTGCTAAAGTTATACCTGTTGACGATAAAGCCGATGTACAAGTAGCTGAGATATTCAATGGCATGATTCGCCACATTGAGTACATCTCCGATGCAGACGTAGCTTACGATACCGCTTGCGAAAACCAAGTGTCGTATGGTGAAGGTTACTTGCGCTTGCTGACTGAGTACTGTGATGACAACACTTTTGACCAAGACATTAAGATTGGTCGAGTGCGTAACAGTTTTAGCGTGTACATGGACCCAACAATCCAAGACCCAACTGGTGCAGATGCGCAGTGGTGCTTTATTACCGAAGATATAACCAAAGCTGAATACGCTCGGATGTACCCAGATGCTGCACCGATTACCACGTTACAGTCTCTTGGTGTAGGTGATCAATCTATTAGCAACTGGTTAAACGAAGACACTATTCGGATTGCCGATTACTACTACGTTGACTATGACCGCGCTACGTTAAACCTGTACCCCGACAACATTACAGCGTTTGCCAATAGCTTAGAGGACAAACAGCTTAAAGCTATTTACGGTAAACCGTTGAAGTCGCGTGAGTCTGACCGCCGTAAGGTCAAGTATTGCAAGATCAACGGTTACGAGATTCTTGAAGAACGTGAATGGGCTGGTAAGTGGATTCCAGTAATTCGCATTGTTGGTAATGAGTTTGAAGTTGATGGTCGGTTGTACGTATCGGGCTTAGTGCGAAACGCCAAAGACGCTCAACGTATGTACAACTATTGGGTTTCACAAGAAGCCGAAATGCTGGCCTTAGCGCCAAAAGCGCCTTTTATTGGTTACGGTGGACAGTTTGAGGGTTATGAAACCCAATGGAAAACAGCTAACACTCAAAATTGGCCTTACTTGGAGGTCAATCCAGACGTTACAGACGGTCAAGGCGCAGTTCTGCCACTACCACAACGGGCACAGCCTCCAATGGCCTCTAGTGGGCTTTTACAGGCTAAGGCTGGTGCTTCTGAAGACATTAAATCCACCACTGGTCAATACAATGCCAGTTTGGGTATGGGTAGCAATGAACGATCTGGTAAAGCCATTCTTGCGCGTCAGCGTGAAGGTGATGTAGGCACATACCACTATGGTGATAACCTAGCCAGAGGTGTGCGGCACATTGCGCGTCAACTGATTGACCTAATTCCTAAGATTTACGATACACAGCGTATTGCCCGAATCATTGGTGAAGATGGTGAAACCAAGATGGTTAAGATTAATCCTGACCAACCTGAACCAGTTAACAAGATTGTTGACCAGCAGGGTGTTGTAATGGAGAAAATATACAATCCTAGTGTTGGTAAATACGATGTGGTGGCAACAACTGGCCCAGGTTATGCAACTAAGCGCCAAGAGGCTCTTGAAGCTATGGCTCAACTGTTGCAAGGTAATCCGCAGTTGTGGGCAGTAGCTGGTGATCTGTTTGTCAAGAACATGGATTGGCCTGGTGCGCAAGAAATGGCTAAACGTTTTGCCAAAACCATTGATCCTAAACTCATGAGTGATGCTGACGAGAACCCAGAGTTGCAGGCTGCACAGCAACAGATGCAGGCTATGGGTCAAGAAATGGAGCAGATGCACCAGATGATTCAGAATGTCGGTAAGTCAATTGAAGTGCAAGAACAACGCCGTAAAGATTACGAAGCTGAGATTAAAGCGTACCAAGCAGAAACACAACGCATTAGCGCAGTGCAAGCGGGTATGACTGAGCAACAGATTCAAGATATTGCTATGGGTGTGGTTGCAGCAGCTATGGAACAAGGCGGTATTCCTGAGATGCGTGAAATGCCACAACAAATGCAACCAGAAATGCCAATGGAAGGAATGTTAAATGAAAGTATGTGATTTTGTAGGCACACTGTTTTTAGCCCGTGATGTGGCTCATTCGGTGCACCTGAATACCCGTTCGTATTCAAAACACAAAGCCTTGCGTCATTTTTACGAAGATATTGTAGAATTAGCTGATAAGTTTTCTGAAGCGTATCAAGGCAGACATGGTTTAATAGGACCGATTGGTTTAATGAGTGCCAAAAAAACCAACAACATTACCGAGTTTCTTCAAGAGTCGATGACTGAACTTGAAGGTTGCCGATACGAAATGTGCGATAAAACAGATACCCCGATTCAAAACATCATTGATGAAATTATCGGACTGTACTTATCCACCTTATATAAGTTAAAATTCCTTGCATAGGAGCTACACATGGAACTTTTGAATCCTTTGTCCAAAACGGACTACCCTGCTAGATCAGTTGCTTACACTGATTCTGCTGGTAACACTGATACTTGGAACGCAGGCCCCCAAGGTGTAGTTGTTTGGTCAGACCAAGCCTGTTACATTGAGGTTGGTGAAGGTGCTGTAGCAACTACTGCTAGTACACCTGTACCGCCTTTTACTCCAATTCCGTTTAAAGTACCTCAAGGCAACGGTGGACAATGGCGCGTAAGTGCTATTCGAGTTGCAACCAATGGCACGATTTACTGCAAACCAATAAATTCACAATGAGCTACTTTGGTATACCCATTCGTAACGGCATAGCTATTGGTTTAGGTGCCATTATGTCGCTGCTATCGGGTTATGCCGATGCTACTGTGCAAAGCAACCTGTTAACTGAGATCGGCGACAACCTTGTGCAAGAGGATGGCGGCTTAATCTTGCTGGAGTAATAAATGGCTGTTTTTCTTTCTCCTGTAGGTGGTGCAGCCGCACAGTTTTTTGACAATAGCGGCAACCCGTTAATAGGCGGCAAACTGTACAGTTACGCAGCAGGCACTACAACACCATTAGTAACTTACACTAGCATTAGTGGTGCTACACCGCACACTAATCCTATTGTGTTAGATTCTGCTGGACGGGTGCCTGGGGGTGAAGTATGGTTAACCAGTGTTCCATACAAATTTGTACTTAGAACCTCTGCTGATGTTTTAATTGCTACATATGACAACATCATTGGTGTTGGTGCTGCATCATACCAAGTGCAGAATTTTACGGGTAATGGGGTTACTGTAGCGTTTACATTAACTACTGCATCATTGGGTGAAAATTACACCAATGTGTACATTAACGGCGTGTACCAGCAGAAAAACACATACACCGTATCTGGTACAACACTTACATTTTCCGAAGCCCCACCTATTACTTCGTCTATTGAAGTAATGTATAACTGATAGGAACAATCATGGCTGATAAAAAGATTTCCGCGCTTACTGGCGCAACTACTCCGCTTGCAGGCACTGAAGTTTTACCAATTGTGCAAAGTGGTGCTACGGTAAAAGTATCTGTTGCTAACTTAACCGCTGGACGTGCAGTTGCAATGGCTGGTGGTTCGTTTACCGATAACATCACACAAAACACCGCAGCCAAAGGCGTTAACTTCACCGCCAACACCCCCGTAGCGAGCATGACGAGCCAGTTGCTGAATTGGTACGAGGAAGGGACTTGGACGCCTACAATTACTTCTAGTGGGGGAACAATTACAACTGTTGGAACTTGTACTGGTCAATACACAAGGATTGGCAGACAAGTTACATTGTCTATGGACTTGCGTATTACAAACAATGGAACTGGTACTGGTTATTTAACAGTTGCCGGACTTCCTATTAGCATGGGTGCAACTTTGTATGGTGCAGGTTCATCAACTGAAATTGGTGCAACTGGAAAATTGCTTGCCTTAAGTGCTGGCACAGAAACAACAATTAACATTACAAATTATGATGGGACGTATCCGGGTGTAAATTCATTTAGAGCGCCTGTTATTTGGACTTATTTTGTTTAAGGATTAACCGTGGCACTTACCAAAGTATCTTATTCAATGATTACTGGTTCGCCAGTTAACGTATTGGATTATGCAAGTTTAGTAGTTACTCGTACTGGCCCTTTGCGTGGTGTAGACCCTGCGACTGGCTGGATAGGGGTTACATACGAAGATTGGCAAGCTGCAATTCAGGCCGCTTTTGATGCAGCGGAAAATGGTTCTGTTTTGCTTCCAGATAAAGGCAGTCCATATATTGTTAGCGATGTAATTGTTCTTAGAACAAATACCACATTTTATTGTGATGGGGAAATTAAACTTGGTAATTCAACCAATGGTGGTGGTATTGCCGGCACTCTTGATGGTTCAACCAATTGCACTGTTTACGGTTTAAAAATTGATGGGAGTAACATTTACACAGGTAGTAGTGGTGAAAATGGATGGGGGTTTGGTGGTTCAAATCATCGACTTTGTGGTGGACATATTAAGAACTGCGCTCGCGGTGTTGGTGGTCCAGCAGATGGTGGTAAAGGCATTCAAAACGAAACTGAATATGGCAACATTATTATTGATGGTGTGACTTTTGAAAATTGCTTTATGGCAATGTCAACAAGGCAAGAGCACATCCTTCATGCGTATGATTGCGGTCCACAGATTTTCTCAAACATCACGGCTGAAGATTGCGAAATATTTTTCTTTGTTGAGTACGCAGGCGTTGGTTCTGTACCAGATGGAAAAAAACACTCTGTAGTTCTTAATGGGTTTTCAGCAAGAAATTGCGGCAGCTTTGAAGGAGCATTACAGTTTTCTAATGCAAGTAATGTACTGGTGTCCGATGGATTAATTATAAATCCTGACTTTACCACACCAGCGTTTATCCGTGGTCGTCATCGTTATTGCCAGTTTACCAATTTACAATTTTCAGGTGACTGTTTGACAGTTCTGAATAATCGCCTTGGCACATACAGTGGCTTGAGCGCAGTATCTGAAAATAATTTTTATCAGTTTTCTCACATTGGTTCTATTGAAAAACTTATTAACAGCGATGTAGTGGTGTTTAGTGCAAGGCAAATTTTTAACAGCACTATCAATTGCGATGTAAATCAAAATCCATCTGTTGCCATTATTGGTGACAATGTGGCATCGGATTCTACAGAATGCGTTATTACATACCGAACACTTGTTCCAGGTTCTACAGCTCAGCAAGATAACATTGTTTTGCGAGGTACAACAAATTTTATTAAAGCTTACTACGCCACATTTAACGATGTTACGTGGACAGGCGATGTAATTGGAAACTGTATTCAAGGCGCATGGACACCTGTAATTACATCTAGTATTGGAACAATTACCACAGTGGCTAATGTTGTTGGTCTATACCGTAAAGTAGGACGCCAGGTAACTTTGTTTTTAACTTTTGAAATTACAACCAATGGCACTGGTTCTGGTGTTTTGCTATTGTCCACAAACACTTTGCCAGCTAGTGTGACCCCACCATTGCAAGGGTCAACAGGTACGTTTACAGAAAATGTTATTGGGCCATCTTTTGGTTTTGCATATAACCTCGGCGCAGTCGGTAATCCAATGGGGTTGTTGAAATATGACGTAACCTACCCCGGTGTCACTGGCGGTAAATACTCTTGCACCGTTCAGTATTCTGTTGCCAGTTAATCTTGACACAGTGCCTTTTTAACGCATAATAGCAGCACAAACCGTATCGGCGAGGTTCACCGAGGAATCGAAGGATTCATGAATGACTGAAGAAGTCCAAACCTTAGCGGAAGTTGACTCCGCGCCAGCATCGGAAGTGACGGCCACTTCTGAAAATGCGATGAACGCGCCGGAAGTAGTCGAGAATCAAAACGATTCAGCAACAGAGGAAAAAAAGTACTCTCAGGCTGACATTGATGCGATGATTGGCAAACGCCTTGCAAGAGAGCAGCGTAAGTGGGAACGAGAGCAAGCACAACGGGCTGCGGAAACGCAAATCGTTAGAGCTGCACCAACGGCAACCGTTGATCAATACGAGTCTCCTGAAGCCTATGCGGAAGCACTGGCATACCAGAGAGCCGAAGAATTGATTGCTAAACGTGAAGCCGCTAAGCAGCACTCGCAAGTTCTTGAAAGCTATCAGGAGCGTGAAGAATCGGCAAGAGATAAGTATGATGATTTTGAACAAGTCGCATACAATCCCAAGCTGTCAATTACAAACGTGATGGCTGAAACAATCCAGTCTTCAGATATTGGACCAGAGTTAGCTTATTATCTCGGTTCAAATCCAAAAGATGCGGAACGTATCTCGCGCATGACGCCACTCAGTCAGGCAAAAGAGATTGGGAAGATTGAAGCTAAATTAGCTTCGTCACCCCCGGTTAAGAAAACAACATCTGCGCCAGCGCCAATTTCGCCAGTAACTGCACGATCTTCTGGGTCGCCAGCTTTTGACACTACCGATCCACGGTCTACCAAGGCTATGACGGATTCACAGTGGATTGAAGCTGAACGTGCAAGACAGCGGAAGAAGTGGGAAGCACAGAATCGCTAATTTTTAAGGACTTTTAATATGGCAAACAGTATCCTAACGATCGACATGATCACCCGCAAGGCTCTAGAAATTCTGGAGAATAACCTTGTATTGACCCGTAACGTGAACCGTCAGTATGACGACTCTTTCGCTGTTGAAGGCGCTAAGATTGGTTCTACACTGCGTATCCGTTTACCTGACCGCGCTCTGGTAACTGATGGTGCCGCCCTGCAAGTTCAGGACGACAACGAACAGTTCACCACTTTGTCCGTGGCTAATCAAAAGCACATCGGTGTTAACTTTACCTCTGCTGAATTGACTATGCAGTTGGACGATTTTGCAGAACGTGTGCTTAAACCACGTATTAGCCAATTGGCATCCAGCATTGACGCTGACGTTGCTAACGCTTACAAAGTAATCGGTAACTCTGTTGGTACCCCTGGTACTACTCCTTCAACTTCTTTGGTGCTGTTGCAAGCCCAACAGAAGCTGAACGAAGCTGCTGCTGTAATGTCCCCACGTTACGCTACCGTAAACCCTGCTGCTAACGCTGGCTTGGTTGAAGGTATGAAGGGTCTGTTTAATCCTACAGACACTATCAGCAAGCAGTTCCGCAATGGCATGATGGGCACTGGCGTGTTGGGCTTTGATGAGATCAATATGTCTCAGTCAATTAAACAGCATACCAATGGTACCCGTGACGCTTCTGCTTCCACGTTGGTTAAGACACCTGGTGTAACTTCTGAAGGTGCTTCGACTATTCTGTTGGAACAAGGTTCTGTATCCACCACCATTAAAGCTGGTGATGTGTTTACTGTTGCTGATTCGTATGCAGTTAACCCACAAACCCGTGAATCCACTGGTTCGTTGTTCCAGTTTGTTGCACTGACTGATGCTACCGCATCGTCTGGTACTTGGACTGTAACCGTTGCTGCCATGTACTCGGCTAACCATGCTTTAGCTACCATGACTGCATTGCCCGTAACTGGCAAAGCTGTAACGTTCTTAGGTGCTGCTTCTGGTCAATACGCTCAGAATCTGGTTTACCACAAGGATGCTATTACCTTTGCGACTGCTGACTTGTTGTTGCCCCAAGGTGTAGACATGGCTGCTCGTGCTGTCCATAACGGTATTAGCTTGCGCGTTGTTCGTCAGTACGACATTAACAACGACCGTATGCCTTGCCGTATTGACGTACTGTACGGTTACAGCACCATTCGTCCACAGATGGCTTGCCGTATCTGGGGCTAAACATAATGCCCCTTCGGGGGCGTTAATTTACATCTTATTTAAAGGAATTTATCATGGCTTTACCTAATGGCGGCGGCGGTTATCAACTTGGTGACGGCAACCTGAATGAAATTACTCTGGGTTACGCTCCAGCACCTGCTGTATATACAGCTAACGCAACTGCCGCTTTGACAGTTGCTGATTTAGAAGGTGGCATTATTCTTTACACGCAAACCAATGCTAACAACCTTCAACTTCCGTTGGTGGCTGGTGTAGGTGGTGTAGATGCTGAAATTAGCAGTGCCAAAGTTGGCAGCACTTTTGACTTCTTTGTTATGTCCACCAGCACTGGTGTGGGTACATTGACAGTTAACACTGGCTGGACTTTAGTTGGTTCTGGTTTAACCACCGCTTCTGGTTTTGGTGCGCATTTCCGCGCTCGTAAGACTGGCGATGGTACATACACTTGCTATCGTCTTAGCTAAACCCAATGGGGCTTCGGCCCTTGTTTTAAGGATGAATCATGCCTAATACAAAAGCAATTGGTGTTGCGTTTGCCGATCCATTGTTGGAAAGCGTAACCGTTACTGGTGCTTCAGCATTAGCGGCGGTTACTGCAACTAACGTAGCAGCTACTGGTGCGGTTACTGGCGCTAGTTTTACTAGTTCTGGTGATGCTGCTGCTAGCAACGCTGTAGCTGGATCGTACTTTTACTCTACTGCAATTACTGCTAACACCACTACAACTACTGCACCTAAAGGATCATTTGGCTTTACAAGTAACGCCACTGGTCTAGGTAAAGTGTTTTATTCGGATGGTAGTAAATGGCAAGTAGGTAACGTTACTTAATCCAGTCGGGGGCTAATCACCCCCGTTTTAATATGCACATTTATCTTAGTCACCCCATTCACGGCACCAAAGTTGCAATTTCAGATTTAGAAGCTGAATGTGATGTGGAAAACGGTTGGACGATATACAATCCATCTACGCCTTCGATTGTCGAAGAAACGGTTAACCTGCTTGCCGTAAAGCGCAAATACACCCGTAAAGTCGCAGAGACTGAGGCGACAAACGAAGGAAACTAAAATGGCTGTTTATACTGCTGGCGATCAGATTAACCGAGCATTGCGGTTAATTGGTGTATTGGCTGAAGGCGAAACCACATCTGCATCTGTTATGCAAGACAGTCTGATGGCGCTTAACCAAATGATCGACAGTTGGAATACTGAACGGTTGTCTGTTTTTAGCACACAAGACCAAATCTTTACATGGCCTGCTGGTTTGATTACACGCACCCTTGGTCCTAGTGGTGACTTTATTGGTTTGCGTCCTGTGCTGCTTGATGACGCTACATACTACCGTGACCCAGGTACTAACGTTTCGTTTGGTATTAAGTTTATCAATCAACAACAGTACAACGGTATTGCAGTCAAAACAGTAACATCTACTTACCCGCAAGTCATTTTCGTAAACATGACGTTTCCTGACGTTACGATGACTGTTTACCCACGTCCTACTAGGGACTTGGAGTGGCATTTTGTATCGGTGCAAGAACTAACCAACCCTGCTACTTTGGCAACTGATTTGTTCTTTCCACCAGGTTATTTACGGGCGTTTACCTACAACTTGGCTATGGAGATTGCACCTGAGTTTGGTGTAGAACCAAGCCCGCAAGTACAGCGTATTGCCATGACAAGCAAGCGTAACCTGAAACGCATTAACAACCCCGACGATGTAATGTCCATGCCATACGCTATCGTGGCAAATCGTCAACGGTTCAACATCTACGCTGGTAACTATTAATGAAGACACCCATTCTTGGCTCAACCTACGTCACCCGTAGCGTTAATGCTGCGGATGCTCGTATGGTGAACTTGTTTCCAGAAATAATACCTGAAGCAGGGAAAGAACCTGCGTTTCTGCAACGCGCACCAGGTTTGAAGTTTACTCAAACAATTGGTTTAGGTCCCATTCGTGGACTATGGACATTCTCTAATGCAAGCGCAGTTGCGTTTGTTGTATCGGGTACCGAACTGTACAAGATTAATACGTCTTACGTTGCTACTAAAGTTGGCGATGTTAGCGGTACTGGTCCAGTCAGTATTGCCGATAATGGCACGCAAGTGTTCATAGCTTGCAATGGTCCAAGTTTCATTTACAACAACACGACCAATGTGTTTCAGCAGATTACCGACCCTGACTTTCCAGGTGCTGTAACCGTTGGATACCTTGATGGTTACTTTGTGTTCAATGAACCAAACAGTCAGCGTATATGGGTTACAAGCCTGTTAAACGGCACTGATATTGACCCATTGGATTTTGCCAGTGCAGAAGGCGCACCTGATGGTGTAGCAGGCTTAATTATTGACCATCGTGAAGCATGGGTGTTTGGTACCAACTCAGTTGAGGTTTGGTACGATGCTGGTGCTGCTGATTTCCCATTACAGCGCATTCAAGGCGCTTTTAACGAAATTGGTTGTGTAGCCCCATACTCGATTGCAAAACTTGACAACGGCTTGTTTTGGCTAGGTGCTGACGCTCGTGGACAAGGTATTGTATATCGCGCTAATGGATACACTGGTCAACGTATCAGTACCCACGCTGTTGAATGGCAAATTCAGCAATACTCCAATTTGTCAGATGCCATTGCGTACACATACCAGCAAGACGGTCATGCGTTTTATGTGCTGATTTTCCCATCGGCTAACACTACATGGGTGTATGACGTATCTACCCAAGCATGGCATGAACGTGCAGGGTTTGACAATGGCGCATTTACTCGGCACCGTAGCAACTGCCAAATGGCATTTAATGGTGATGTGATCGTAGGTGATTTTGAGTCTGGTAACATATACGCTCTTGACCTTGACACCTACGCTGATAACGGTCAAATTCAAAAATGGTTGCGGTCATGGAGAGCGTTACCAACTGGTCAAAACAACCTCAAACGTACCGCACAACATAGCCTTCAACTCGATTGCGAATCAGGTGTAGGTCTTACCGGATCAATGATTGCTGAAACAATCTATCTTCAAACTGAAGATGGTGATTACTTGATTACTGAAGATGGTGATTATTTAATTAGTGATGACGTAACACCTATTACGCAAGGTAGTGACCCTGAGGTTATGTTGCGCTGGTCAGATGATGGTGGTCACACTTGGTCTAATGAGCATTGGGCAGCCATTGGTAAAATTGGTCAGTTCTATCGCCGTGTGTTTTGGCGTAGGTTGGGTATGACGCTTAAACTGCGTGACCGTGTGTATGAAATATCTGGTACAGATCCTGTGAAAATTGCTATTGTGGGTGCTGAATTACAACTCAGCGGAACCAATGCCTAGTCCACTAAACGAAACAAATATTATTGCACCACGGGTGCCGATTATTGATGAGCGTTCGGGGTTAATCTCGCGTGAGTGGTATCGGTTCTTTTTAAACCTGTTTGTGTTGACTGGTGGTGGGCGTAACGATACATCATTGCTAGATTTGCAGGTTGGTCCACCTACTCAACCTTACATCGACATACACAGCATTGACCCTACACCTGTTAGTTTTGCTGCATACGCTGCGGGGTCAACCCAAGAGTCGCAGATAGCAGAGTTGCAGAAACAGATAGAAGGCTTGCAGACTCAGATGTGTTGTCAGGTTAGTGAAGTGGCAGAGTTGCAGAAACAACTGCAAGAACTAGAAACAACACCACCACGGCTTAACAGCAATACGCTAAACACCAACTATCTTGACTTTGAGGTTGATGCACCACACACTAACCAAATGGGGCGCATGGGTTGGAACCAAACAGACCAAGCGCTTGACCTTGGTATGGAGTACGATGTAGTTCAGCAGATTGGTTTAGAGACTTACGCCCGTGTAGCTAACTTCACAGGCGTTACCATTCCCAATGGCACCGTAGTGGGGTTTGCAGGGGCTGTGCCAGATAGTGCATTGTCAGTAGCACCTTACCTAGCTGATGGTGCAACAAACACACTGTACATTCTTGGTGTAATGACACACGACCTGCCCGATACAGGCACTAAAGGTTATTGCACCACTTGGGGGTTTGTCCGTGATGTAGATACCAGTGCGTTTACCCTTGGTGACATTTTGTATGCTTCACCTACCGTAGCGGGTGCGTTTACCAATGTCAAACCTACTGCGCCAGACAACGTGGTACCACTTGCTGCCGTGTTGCAAGTGGGTACTACAGACGGTGTTATTTTTGTGCGTCCTACCATTGAACAACAAAAGTACTACGGTGAGTTTACCAAAACCAATAGTCAAAGTCCCGTAGCTGCTAACACTGCGTACCCGTTACTGTTTACCAATACTGAGGTTGCTAACGGTGTTTCAATTGGTACAACAACTTCAGAGATTTACGTCGCGCAAGCTGGACTATACAATATCGCTTGTTCGGTGCAAATTACATCGGGTAATTCATCACAGAAAGCAATATGGGTTTGGTTGCGGCTTAATGGAACTACGGACTTTCCCAATTCGGCACGTATTGCATCTATTACGCTGAACAATGGATACGTTGTAGTGACGCTGAATGAAGTGTATTCGTTGCTGGCTGGTGATTTTATCGAGGTAATGTATGCAGCAGATAGTACCAACGTCAGCATTGCCACTGTTGCAGCTACCGCCTTTGCACCCGCAGCACCCGCAGTCATTCTTGCGGTGACTCAAACTGAACAATAGGAGTTTATATGACCGTTACCGTTAAGGTTCTAGTACCCGCTAAGATAGTGGAAGCTACACAAACAACACAGTACACAGCTAATGGGCTAACTACTATTATTGACAAGTTTACTGCTACCAATTACAGCGCCAGTGCTGCAACAATCAGTGTAAACTTGGTCACTACTTCGGGTACTGCTGGTAATCTTAATTTGATTACCAAGACCAAAACGTTGCAACCAGCAGAGGTTTACACGTTTCCTGAGTTAGTGGGTCAGGTGTTGAACCCTGGTGACTTTATCAGTACCATTGCGGGTACTGCTACGGCAATCAATATGCGAGTCAGTGGACGTGAAGTTACCTGATAACGTTTGGCAAGTCATTAAAGACTATTATCAAACAACTGATGATTTGCGTGAAACTGTTGAAGAAAAAGCCGAAATATACTTGTTTAACGGTGGTGCATTTTTGTCCGTAGGAAACGAAATTGACTTGTTTGTTATTCCTGAGAAAAGAGGACGCTGGCGAATACGTACCGAAATGACAAAATACCTTAACACTATGAGTGATCGGTACGGTAAAATTGTTGCACGAATCAATGAATGTAATAACCCATCGTTACGACTAGCTCGGCATTTTGGGTTTAATGAAATAAGTCGAGAAAACGGCGTTGTTCGATTGGAGAAATAATCATGGGTAAAGCATTAGGTACAGTTCTTGGTGGTGCTGCTGGTTACTTATTGGCACCCGCTACAGGTGGTGCTAGTTTGGCATTAATGAGTGCTGGTTTAGGTGCAAGTATTGGTGGTTCACTTGGAGCAGGTGAAGAACAAGCAGGTGCTGCAAGAGAAGCTGCTAACGTTTACGGGGCATCGGCAGATCGTGCTAGTGACATTCAACGGCAAATGTTTGAACGTCAAGTTGAACTACAAAAACCGTTTCGTGAAGCGGGGTTACGCGCACTTAATAAACTAGAAGGTGCATCGGAATACACACCGTTTGGCATGAGTCAGTTCCAGCAAGACCCCGGCTATGCGTTTCGGCTTGGTGAAGGTCAGAAAGCACTTGATCGACAAGCTGCTGCCCGTGGTGGACTAATATCAGGTGGTGCACTTAGAGCTGCGCAACGGTATGGTCAAGATATGGGTTCGCAAGAATACCAGAATGCGTTTAATCGTTACCAAGCAGAACGTGAAGCTAGACTTGGACCATTGCAGTCTTTAGCAGGTTTAGCTCCAACGTCAGCTAGTGAATTAGGCAGTGCTGGACAACAGTATGGTACCAACATTGGTAACATTGGTATGGGTGCTGGTGCTGCACAAGGTAATGCATTACTTGCTGGTGCACAGGCTAGAGGTAGTGCGTATCAAGGCGTTGGTCAACAAATTGGCAATTTCATGGGGCAACCAGGTATGCAGAATTACTTAGGTGGTTTAAATCAATACGCTCCCACATTTGGATATTCAGGTCAATAAGGATTAATCATGGCTTTGAACTTTAATCTTATGAACACTGATCTACCAGGTCAGATTGCAAGTAGCTTTCAGCAAGGATACCAAGGTGCGCAAGATCGTACTAATGTATTAGAACAACGAGAACAACAAAAGCGAACTCAATTAGCGCAACTTATTCAAAATGGCGCTAAGTCTATTGCAGCGTCGCCAAGTGCTTATAAATCCATATTTGCAAGAGTGAAAAAAGTAGCTGGTGTTCCACTTGACGATGATGAAAAACGGTACGATGAAGCATTTGCGACTAGTGGTGAAGAAGGTGTAAAGAAATTAGCAATGGCAGACGCTGATTTTGATATGCAAACAGTTTTATCTTTAAGAGATAGAGAAGGGTTTGAAGCATATTTAAAAGGTCAACAACCTGCTGCACAACCTACTAACGCATTAACTGCTGCGCGTGTTGCACCTGGTGCGTTAGGTTCGGGTACGTTTGATCCTACGGTACCTGCTGCACCTGTTAACGCATTAACTCCTACTGCTCAAACACCTGTTACGCAAACACCTACTAATGCGTTGGCTCCTACTGCACAAGTTAATTCCGCAGAAGCTATTGAAGCTCAAATTGCACAACTAAGTAAATTTAACGATCCTCGCGCTGCTATTGAAATTAAACGCTTGGAACGACAATTAACTGCAATGGAACCAACAGCCGATGTTAAAACAATGAGAGCATTGAATATTCCATTAACTCCTGCTGGATATGAACAGTATCGTCAAGCACAAAGACAAGAACAGTTGACATTTCAACAACGTAAAGAACTTGCTCGTGAGGGTAGGTCTATTACTGGTGGCGGTGGCGGTGGGCGAGCGCCTAGTGGGTATCGGTTTACACCATCTGGTGAACTAGAAGCTATACCTGGTGGACCTGCTGCTGCTGCACTTGCTGTTAAACCAATGACAGCATTGCAACAACAAAAAGCCAACAAAGAACGAGTAGCTGAACAACAAGGTGTTGAAGCTGCAAGAACAACCGCTAATGAATTAGAAAAATTAACTGATGAATTGGCAGGTAATCCTGAAAAAGGAATGCCTCCACATCCAGGTTATAAAAGAATTATAGGTTTTGAATCAATGGTCGGTAGTTTACCTAGTGGTGATGCAGCAAGAGCCGAGCAAAAGCTAGAAACCTTTAAAAGTAAAATTTCAACATTTGGTCGTCAACTTGCTACACAGTATGGTAAATTGGGCAACATGGCTGTGCAAGAATGGAAAATTGTTTCAGACGCTGTTCAAAACATAAGCCCAAGGGCGGGCAATCTTGATGAGCAAATGCGCGATGTCGTAAGACAAGCAAGAGATTTTGAACTGTCAATGCAAAATAAATACGATGATTTGTATGGTGATGAAGGTGAACAACCTAGTGCACCCACTGGCGCTAAACCTACCACTGCACCAAAAACAACTGGTAATCCGTATAGTAATCTTTCAAATGAAGAACTATTGAAACAACTCAGCGGGGGTAAATAATGGCCGACATTCAGATGTTTTTAGAAGCTGAACGCCGAGGAATTTTACCTGCCGATAAACTTGGTCTTCTTAATGAAGCACGCAACCGTGGGCTTGTGCCCCCTCTTGAACAAGCACCTGTTGCGCAAGCACAGACAACACCTGTACAACAAGTGTCAGAAGTACCAACTGGTCGCAAATTTAGCCCGTTTGATATTTTGTCTGCACCCTTTGAAATGGGAATGAAAGCAGGTGCTGCGCCTGCTAATGAGCAAATAGCATTAATACGCCCTACTGTTGAAGCACTAGGTAGTGTTGCAGGAGGTACCATTGGTGCACCTATGGGACCTGCTGGAGTAATGGGTGGTGCAGGTTTGGGCTATGGTATTGCTAAAGGTGGTCTTGACATAGCAGAACAAGCCCTTGGTTATCGCAAAGCGCCAAGCAGTGCAACAGAAGCATTGGGTAGTGCTGCTAAGGATGTAACCATTGGTGCAGCACTGGAAGGTTTAGGGCGAGGTGTTGTAAGTCCAGTTGCATCTGTTATTGGTAGATACGTTGATAAAGTACGAAACGTAAAATTAGACACTTACATAAACGCACTTGAAGGTAAAGGTAACGACATCCTAAATGCGTTAGTTGGTAAACGTGCTGCTGTACAAGGTGCTGCACCAAGTGCTGCCGAAGTAGCGGCTCCTGCTGGTGGTGTAAAGTTTTCAATGCTTGGTGCAAAATCTGAAAAAGTACCATCATTGTCTTCACAATTCGCAGAACAACAAGCGCAAACTACTACAGCGCAAACACAACAGCAAGCAAGAGCGCAAACAAAGTTTGATAATGCTGCTGCAAAAGTTCAACAAAAAATGGATTCTGCGTTAAATCCGTTGCGCCCAGAAGATGCGGGTGAAGCGTTGGTTGCTGGTGCAGAAGCTAAACGACAAGCAATGAAAACACAGGTAATTGGTCCTGCTTATGAAAATGCTTTCAAAGCTGCTGGTGGTACCAAGATTGATATGTCAGACGTGGTATCAAAAGCAGAAGAAATACTTGGTCGTAAATTATCTCAGTTTGACCCAAGCACTGCACCACAAACAGTTAGTAAACTTCGGTCTTTGCAAGCTAAAGCTGAACCACCTACACCAATAGGTAAAGGAAAGATTAGCGGTAGGATACAACAGGCACCGGCTGAACCATTGCCGCCAGAAGTTACGTTGCGTGATTTAGATGATATTCGTAAAGCAATTAACTCAGACATCCAATCTGCTCGTACATCCAACGACCCTAACATTGCAACTCGATTAAGAAACCTGTCGCAGATTCACAGCACCATTGATGATGCTGTAAACCAATCTGGTTTATCACCCGAAGCAAAAACACTGTATAAAAAAGCATTAGACACATATCGTCAAGAATATGTGCCACGGTTTAAAACTGGTGTAAACGAACAGATTTTCCGCACTACCGCACTTAATGAACCAAAGATTAAACCAGAAGATGTAATCACAAAGTACTTTCAACCTCGTGGTGTAAGTGAAGCTAAAAACTTTGTTACGTTGTTTGGAGATGATCCTAAAGCAATGCAGACTGCTCGCGCAGGTATTGAAGATTTATATTTGCGTGAAGTCAAAGTACCAACACCTGAAGCACACGCCGCATTTTTGAAAAAGTACGTTGACCCAATTAAGGTGTTAGACGATGCTGGTATGAATGTACTAAGTCGCATTAACGTAGTTGGCACAAATGCAGCACGACTTAAAACAATTGATGACATGGCTAAAGCCGCCAACATCAAACTATCGGCACCGCTGCCACCTGGTGCAACTGCTGACGCTGTAAATAAACGCATAGCAGAGTTGACCAAGGGTTTAACACCACAGCAACTATCCAACGTAAACGCAGTACGGCAAGATTTGATTCGGCGTGGTGAGTATGAACGATTGGTTAAAGCTGGAACAGAAGCAGGTGTTGACATTAAAGAAATTGGTACAAGAACTGGTGAATCAATCGGTATGCCATTACCCGCATTATTGAACAGAGGAATTACCATATTCAATGCTGTTTATAAACGACTGATTACCCACTTGGATGATAAGTTGGCTATGGAAATATCTAGGGAAATGACCGACCCTGCTTTAGCTGCCGAGTCTGTTAAAAAAGCAATATCGTTAACAGAAAAACGAGCTGTTGAAAAATTAGCAGAAAAAACAATGTTGCCTGAACGTGCTGTTACGCAAGGTTTAGGTCAAGAAATGGTAAGACGAGCTACACCCACACCACGTAATAATCTTGCACCTCAGCAAGAAAACCGAAACAATTTAGCGAGGTAATCATGGCTTTTGAAGATGGTCAAATAGACCCCGTTAAATATGGTGTGCTTTGGGAAAGAGTGCAGTCTATGGATAAGAAAGTAGACAAGATGGAACGCCAGATGGAAGAACTCCTTGCGTTGGCAAACAAGGGTAAAGGTGGACTATGGTTTGGTATGACCATTGTTTCCACCATATCTGCGTTTGTTGGATTTATCCTTAGTCACATTAAAGGCGGATAATGTATACACTTAGCACTCGTTCTCTTGATCGCCTTAATGGTGTGCATCCTGACCTAGTGCGCGTGGTTAAACTTGCCATTCAGTTATCTGAAATAGACTTTGCGGTACTCGAAGGTGTGCGTACCAAAGAACGCCAGGCATTGCTTAAAACCATTGGTGCAAGCCAAACACTGAACAGCAGGCACTTAACTGGTCATGCTGTAGACCTTGGCGCACTACTTAATAAAGAAGTAAGATGGGATTGGCCTCTGTACCATAAGATAGCCAAAGCCATGAAGCAAGCAGCAACTGATTTAAACGTGCCGATTGTGTGGGGTGGTTCGTGGGTAAAATTCCGCGATGGTCCGCATTTTGAGTTAGATCGAAAAACATACCCATGAAACAAATTTGTGTTTGTTGCAAAATTGAGAAACCGATTTCTGATTTTGAATTTCAAAAAAATCGACCAAACCCGCGCAAACAATGTAAAGTTTGTCGGTACAAAAACCGTGATCGTGAGAAAGAAAAAAAGCGCCATCGTGAATACATGAAAGAACGCCGCAAAACTCAACCAGATGTGGTACGTCAAAATTGGGAACGGTCAGTGTATGGTGCAAGCAAAGAAGACCTTAATTTACAATCATGTGTCATTTGCGGTTCTACTCGTAGATTGTGCATTGACCATGACCATACTACAGGCAATATACGTGGCATTCTTTGCACAAAATGCAATGCGGGAATTGGTATGTTTGACGACAACATTACGCGATTACGATTAGCAATTGATTATTTAAACAGGAGTAAATATCCATGAACCCAGTACTTATACAAGCCTTAATAAGGCACTTGTTAACCGCCTTAGGCGGCGGTTTCTTTGCAAGCTATGGTATTAGCGGCGAAGGTGTAGAAGCTGCTGCGGGGGCTGTAGCAACTCTTGTTGGGGTGGCTTGGTCAGTTTACGACAAACGCCAGAATACCAACAAACCCGAATAGCATTAATACAATCATAGTCACTACACCTTTGGCTATGATTCGTAAATCATCACGCCACATGGTGTGGTAATCATCATCCTCGTATCTGGGGTAGCTAAGTTTAACAGGTGCAACTTTAGATGCACAGTCGCGTTTTTGGTTACAACAATCATTCATTTTACTTTCCCCTTTCTGATAGCACTAGAAATAACAGGTGGTGTGTCGGGTATTTCTTCCACGCTTGTAAAGTTCCACAAGCACGATGGACACCTTTTATATCGGTAAGTCTTATTGTCACTCTGCATAGTCTGTTTAGTCACTAAAGGTAAGTGACCACAATTAGGACATTTCATGTTTTTTCCTTTTCTTCCAACACATTGCGCATAACCATTTTAAAGGTGCCATGTTAATACCGCCTTCTGGTATTCTTTTTGTCTCGCACTTGTAACAGTGTCTCCAAAGTAAATTGGATTTATCAGTCATACCGTTTACGTCCTCGTTTTGGTGGTTTTGGGCAATTAGCTGGTGGTAAGTGTAAACACCATACAGCAGCATAGTTACCATTTAAACCAACATCCCAACGATCTACATAAGCGTGCTTCATTTGCAACAATGCTCTTTTCAATGATGCTCTAGGTCTATCAGTAATAAGTTCCATTTGTGGAATAGTTAAACCATCTGAATACTGACGCAAAACTTGGTCAACAATTGGAATGGTAATTTGTCTCATGTGTTTTTTGTTTTTAGCGCTGCTTCAATAGCGCGGGCAAAGGAACGATTCGCCCCCGCGTCATAAGGAGCCCCAAACAGTTTCTTAGCAATTGCGGAAATTTCCTCCTCTGTCAGACTGTCCCACTCGCGCTTTGTATTGCGGTAAGCCTGTGAGTAAATACCTTCTCCGGTAGTTGTGAAGTTGTGGCAAGGTGTACATAAGTCACCAATAAACAACCCTTGGTCTGCGTGGTTCTCACAATCTTTTACGATGCACTTAGGCGGGGTTTTATGCATATGTGTTGGCGGTTCGATGTAAAGAGGTGTAATGCCTTCAAACGGGTCGTGAGTAATCATTCCATGTTTGTCATACCACGCCACCGGCTCTTGCTTTGCTTGCTCAAGTGCTTGTCGCAGGGAGGTAATGGCAGCGTCGTGCATCTCTCCCGTGTTTTCAATGCCTGTCTTTTCCAAAGCCTCCAGCGCCATTCGCGCTGCTTGTTCTAAATTGGTCATTCCACACCTCCGTTTTGCGCCCATATAGCTGCCTTGCTTGCAAGAAAAAATGCCTCTGCACAAGTCAGTCGGCTTGACCGTATGTACAAGCTCCCATTGGCGTCATATCCGCAGACCAACACATCGGTAAGGTGAGCCGACTCAGCATCAACCAGTGCAGATTCAAGTGCCTGCTGCGCCGTCATGGTTGTTGCTGGTCGCAGGCGAAGTATGTTGGTCATGTTGACCCCTTTGTAGCATCGTGCAAATAAGCGTTAAGGCGCGTGATCTTGGTCTGGTAGTACTCAGACATGGCATGAGCGTATTCACGGCTGCTATGGGCGTTTAACAGCTCTCTCTTACATTCTTCAAGCTCACGCAGAGCAATAGACTCTGGACTTGGTGCATCAAACAAACCACGAAACCAACTAATAGTGTCACTAAACATTACAATTACTCCTAAGTTAATGTGACACTATTGTATCACGGTTGTTTAACAAATATTCCCTCTTTTGTCAAAAAACCTTTACGATTTTTAATCTCGTCATAGGCTCCAGCTAGGCACTGTGTCAGGTCTAGGTCTAGTACTGAGCAAACCATAATCAGCGTCACCACAATGTCTCCAATGGCATCCTTGGTTGCTTCTCTGTCACCCTTGTTTAGTGCATCAAACAACTCTGTGACTTCTTCCAGTGTCTTGATAGCTTGGGATTGTGCTGTAGCGTTTTGCACAATCCCACGGGCTTCACCCCACTGAACCACTTTCATCTCGTATTCTGAATAACTCATTTTGTTTCCTTTTTAAATGTTGGCAATGGGTGCCAGTGTGTGTAATGCTTCTCGTTTGCCATACAGACTGTTACGTGCGCAACACCATACGCATCGCTCACAAGTAGTAACTTAACTCCGCGTGGTGTGCTCTTATCAATAGGTATCCAATGAGTATCCAAAGTAACAACAGCGGCACCATCGCTGGTAATTTTATAAGTCATTTCATGCTCCTTTTGACTGACGGTATTGTTTAACTGCTGTTCGCAGTCCTGACTGTGTTGTAGCCTTTTCATCCAAGGCTAATGACTGTGCCTGGTCTAATGTGTTCTGCATCAGAATCCTATGGCACATTACTGGTGCACCTTGACCTTGGCGGCGTACTCGTGCATTAAACTGTTCATACAAATCAAGACTCCAGTTCAAGCCATACCAGACAAGAATGTGCCCATTCTTTTGCAGTCCATCAATACCATGCCCCATACTGGCAGGATGACCAATCATTAACTGGCAGTCGTTAGTTTTCCATCGGTGCATAGCGTCAACCAGCGATGATTCACTTTTACATTCGGTTAAATTAATGGGACGGATAGATTTGAATCGTTCCATGATTCGCTCAGCATCGCTTCGGTATGCATAGCTGCACAACACTGGTGAACCCTGCGCTTCGTCTAATATTTCCTCCAATGCTTCCAGCTTCAAGTCATGCACTGCTTCCCATAATGGCATACCTGCTACCGGATACATTGCACCATTGCTGAATTGCAAGCACTTGTTAGTCAGTGCAGCAGCATTGAACGCTTCAACCTCTTTGCCACTATCCAGCACCATGAAGAACTCTTTTTCCAATCGGTCATACTTGGTGCGCAGCTCGTCAGGCATCTCAATCTCGATGTTGTTAACGATCAAGTCTGGTAACGGGTTGTAGTCCTCCGCACTCATCTCTAGCGTTATGTCACCAATCAGTTTCTTGATGGTGTCCTCTGTATCGTCATAAGGTACCTCTTTGTATGGTCCCACTTTGCGGTAGAACCTAGTGCGGAATGAGGTCTTGCTGGTACCTAAACGTTCACCACGGTCTACCACCAAGAACTGACCATGTAAGTCTTTGTAACCATTGCTAGCAGGTGTACCCGTCAGTCCTGTAGTCCAGTCGAAGTAACTGGCAATCTTCTTGTACGACTTTACCCGTTCTGTTGCGCTGTTCTTCATCTTGCTTATTTCATCCCACACAATGCCATTAAAGGGCATAGGCTTGGACTTCTTAATGAAGTACGTTTGCAGCGTTTCGGCAAGCCACCCAAGGTTTTCATAGTTGATCATGTAAATGTCAGCAGGACGCAGTAAGGCGCGTGTTCGCTGGTCTTTGGTACCTGCAACCATGCTGAACTTTAAATGCTTCGTATGCTCCCATTTCGTAGCTTCTTGTCGCCATACCAGACGGATAACCCGTATAGGTGCAACGATGATTACACCTCGTAAGAACTGAGTTTTAATCAGGTGCGCTAATGCGGTAAGAGTAACAACAGTCTTTCCCAATCCCATATCTAACCACAACATAGAGTTGGGATGTGTACACTGGAAGTTAACTGCTTTCTTCTGGTAATCGTGGAGTAGGTCAGGAGTTAACATCCCATCACCATAAAATCAATCATGGTCTTACCTTCTTCTACGTTGTCAATCACAAACACGTTTACCTTGTGTTGCCGTAGTCGATGGTGTTCGCGCTCCTGTGCTTCGGTAGGCTTTGCGCCTTCACGCTTAAACTCTACAAACCAGATATGCCCGTCAGGTCGGATAAACATACGGTCGGGTACAGCGGCGCGCGCGGGACTGGTAAACTTGTACACCAATACATTCTTGGTCTTTGCGTACTCACATACTTTGACTTCAATCTGTTTCTCTAGCATTTTTGTTCTCCATCTCTATTAGTAATTCAATGTAGTGCTTGGCTTTTTCCAAGTCTGCTATGCCGCTCTTTGCTTTCCAGCGGCTCACATATTTGATTACGTTTCCCTCAAAGTACCCTATGCCGTTAGCATGGATGTACTCTACGGGTTGAATAGGCAGGTCTTTGTAATGGGTTCCCGCAACTTGCTTGGTCAGGCTAGACTCAGACATAACTTCTCCACTTCATTGATGTAATATTCATAGTCAATCGGTAATGTGGCATCAACAATGTTGTTACATACCTGCACATTCCATCCACTCTCCACACCTATCTTGCGCCATTCTGTAGGCTTCTTGGCTAATGGTGGCATCCACTTGTTCAATGGCTTACCGCCTTTGGCTATGTAGTACCTAGTGGTGTTCTGTACCTGACTCTCACCCCATGCCAAATGACTACTGCGTGGTACTTTGGTGCGTAGCATAAAGTCCATCTTGTCTTGCCACTGCTCTACGGTTTGACGAATAGGTGCACCATCTACCAACACCTTCTCTGCTACCTTTGGTACTACCAATGCACCTGCGTTCTGGTGCCATTGAGTTTTCCACTCGTAGGCACCTTTACGTTTGGTGCTACCGTCCTCATAGACTGCAATGTAATTGTTTACATCACGAATCATCATGGACTTGTAAACAGCTTCCTCTAGGTTCAACCCTGTGCGTTCTTGCCATGCTGCTCTTGCTAAGTCAACCAATACCTTGTAACTACGTGGTACCTTAACAGTTAGACCATCGGTGTTTACTTGGATTAACTGCAAGCCTGGTATCGCCATCAAACCCTCAGCCAGCAGACACAGTAACAGTTGCCCGTTAAGCGTAATGCTCATGGTAAACAATGGGTCATAAAACACGCTAAACTGGTTGTTGCTATCGCCATACACACCATTCAGTGCCAGCTTCAACATGGCGCTTTCAGCAGACTTTTTAGAGTACCCTTTGCGCTGTTCAAACAAATTCTTGTAAATAACAACAAACTCTTTGCCAAGATGTGCAGGATAGAAACCGTTAACAATGGCAAGGTTAGGGTAATAGCTGGTAACGTCTAAATCTACAATGACTTGTTCATCATCTGAACTAACAACTTTTGACTCAACACTGCCATGAATACCACCAAGACCAAACACAAAAGTAAACCCGTTAATAACGGCAGTCAAGTCTTCAAACACACCTTTAGTTTCTGTAATCGACTGACCTTTAAGCCAGTTCAGCACACGATTGAACTCAGGTTGATCAAACTTTATCCACGGCAGGATAGCGTCCTTCAAATGTATTACTGGTCGTTTGGTTTGTCTTGGTGTACGTCCTTTACTGGAAAAATCGTAACAGGCAACCCCTGATTCCTCCAGCTTCATAATAAAGAATTCTTTACCAATCTTGGTATCGTTAAAGTTAAGCCAGTCTTTACCTGGGTACAACGTGCACAAATTTTCCCGAAAATTTAACATATCAAGTGTGACGTGCATAAATTTCTTCGTTTGCTTAACGTCATGCTGGTTGTATCGCTTCAGCACTTCGCACTGTTCACGAGTTAACGTAGTGCCTATCTTGTATGGCAAGTCCTCGATGGTGTCAGAACGCATATTGAACTCTAACGACTTCAGACTGGTAGAGCGTGCCTTGTTGTCAAAATGGTGTATTTTAAATAGGTCAATCTGATCTACCATGCGGTCACTTGGATTGACCATGTGCGCCCACTTGTCGTTATCTTGCGCGTCAATGATGGCTTGCGCCTTTTGGTACAGGGTGTATGCGTCAGACTTACCCATGCGCATTAATGTGTGTAGTACAGGGTAATCAAAACCAATGTTATTAAACCCGACCATACGTGCATCGTTTTGTTTAAGATACTGTAAAAACGATACGATTTCCCGTGAGTCGTTGCGCCAGTCACTAATCTCAAACAACCATGATAAGGGTGATTCTGCGTGTTCTACTGCCAGTGTGAATACGTTCGGAAACGTTTCAATGTCATAGATGTAGTCGTTACTCATTACAGATTACCTTTACAGACGGGGGTCGAAACCCCCGATTTAACTATTAACCAAAGAACGATGGCAGACCAGCAGGTGCGCCGAATGGTGCAGCAGGCATAGCAGGTGCTACAGGTGCAAAGCCTGGTACAGTAGTTACTGCGCCAAACAATGCAGAAGCATCTGCACTACCTTCACCAAACGCCGTATCGTCAGCGGCAAACTGAACAGCTATCAGGTCACAACGGATACCGCGACCATGTTTGTTATCCTGCACCCAAGGCTTGATGGCAGCGTTTACACGGCAACCACCGTACATCTTACGTGCTAGTGCTTGGTACGCCATTGTGTTAGCAGGGTCAACAGCCTGACCGTTGTCTTGAATCATCTGCGGGGCAGAGTCACGACCACCAGTGATAAACATATTGCCACCGTAACCGTCATACGTTTGGAAGTTCTTACGGTTAACCTTTTCTTCACCTTTACCGAAGCAACGGGTTTTACGGTCAGCAAGAATCATAGCCATTACGGGCTGCGCGTGCTCTTTCCACTTCTCTAATGCCAGTGCACCATAGCGTGCCATAAACTGCTGAAAACCAGCATGTTCTTGCGGCATGATGAACTCGCAGTTGTAAGAGATGCGGGTTGTACCAGTAGCTTCGTTAACCTGCTTTTGTGGTTCAGCAAGGTGTGGGAAAGACAAACGTACATTAGACAAAAAGATAATATCGGACATTACAATTACTCCAGTTTAAGAAAGCCAAGATGGCAGGGATTCGGCAGCGGGTGCTGCTGTAACTACACCAAACAAAGGTGCAGCATTCGTTACGATAGCTGGGCGGCTATCAGATTCGGATACGACTGTAGGTTTACCAGCGAGTTTAGATACATACTCTTGGTCTAGTCGTTTAAGTTGCAGGTCAGACAATGTGACCTTGGAACCATCACGCTTTTCCCATGCTAGCTTCTCAGCTTTAGCAGGGGATACGAGCTTGGTTTCATAAATGGCACTTTTAGGTATGCCCATTTTGATTAGCTTCTCAGCTATCTCATCTTCAGACAAATTCCAAGCACGACTACCGCGACCATTCACCAGCTTCAAGCCTGATATTGATTTACCAGATTGCAGTCTGCGTAGTGCTTCCTTCTCCACACCTTCAAGTAGCTGGCGCATAAGTGGTGCTGCTTCCATGATCTGTACGATCTGGGCATCATCCATGGTAGTTGGGTCTTTGTCTGCGCTTTGTTGCGCTACGTCAAGCGTTTGGTTTACGATTGGTTGAAACATAATTCCTACCTCTTTCATTACATTACTTGCCAGTGCAGAGCATGAACCCTTAGCACGACAATATTTACATTGACTCTCACCAGGCACTAGCGGTGCATCGGGTGAGTCGGTGTTTCTTGCTTCGCTTGTTAGCGTTGCAATACGTCCAAGCAGATATGATACAGGAACAACCCAACTAGTTATCGGTAACATGTTACGCAATGCCATCTTGGGCTGAATTATGGTCATAGCCACCATCTTAAATGGATACTGATTGTCAGCATTCCACCCCAACTTGTACTCAGCTAGTTTACCAATGGCGTACTGTTCGAGTTGCAAGTTATTCTCAGCGTCTACAGGTGCCATGCCATCCTTGTAGTCCACAATCTCCAGCGTATCACCACTAATGATTTGCACGTCTACAGTACCACCTAAGTCTTTACGACCAGTGAACCATTCAGGGTCAACCCGTGTCTCAGTAAACACTTTTGCATTAGGTGATTCGCTCATGCGTTGTTTGATGTAATCCATGGCCATAACTACACGAACAGCACGATCACGGTCAACAATAAATTGACCATCATCATCTTCAAACATTTCACCGACTTCATCCATCGGGTCAGATAGTCCGTGTTTAATGCAGTGCTCTAGCAGCGTGTGGGTATGTGTCCCATCAACGGCAGCGTTACCACTGCGATCTTCTGGATACTTCGCTTCCTCACGCACACTGCCAGGGCATAACGCCCATCGGCTGCGCTTAGAAGGTGACAACTTAGCGTGCGTGCTCATTACGATACCTTGAGTGCTTCAATACCTGCAAACAATGCGCCATAGTGCTCAGGCTTTACATCGTTAATGTTCTGGTATCCAAGGCCAGTTAACACGGTTTGAATCATTGCACCTTTGGCTGCGCCCATTGCCTTGTATGCGCTCATTACATAGTCAATCAATCCCTTACCATCGGTGAATGGTGCAGCGGATACGGGTGCTGGCGCTGGTGATGGTGCAAATACAGGCGGTGCAGGCATACTAGAAGGGGATACCATAACAGGTGCGGGTGCTGCAACTACCACTGGAGCCGCTACGGGAGCAACAGGGGTAGGTACAACCAAAGGGATTGGTTGCGCAACAGGTGCAGGTGCAGTTACATTACCAGACTTAGTTTTAATAACGTTGGTCAGTTCGATTACGGCAGCAGTTAAAGCGGCGATTTGGTTTTCAATTGACATAAAGACTTTCAAGATTACGGTTTACAGGAGGGGTGATTTTGATACGATCTTCTACGAAAGCATCTACGATTTCGCGTAAGACTTCAGACGGTTGCCCATACTGTTTAGCCTTATCGCAAAATTTGATACGAGTCTGGTCAGTCACACGGACTGTCAGAAACGATGTTTTGGATTTAGGAGTCATTTGTAAATTTCCTTACTTATTGTTTGCTATTGTGCCACAACTGAATTACA